TCGTTATAGATTTCCTTTACAAGCGCCTGTGTTCTCATAACAGTCATGAGAACTTCTTCGCTATTTGTTTCTTTAGAATAAGAATTCAACTTCTCGATAACTTGATTTGTTTTGTTGAGCATTGCTCGGTCGCTTTTGATCTCATCAGCATCTTTTGCTTCTTCAAGCTTTGTTTTTAGGCGCGCCAACTCTTCGTTAAGAAACATTTTTAACTGAAGGGCATTGTCCATAAAAGAAGAGATGTAATGGCTAAGCAACTCTTTTTGCTCGTCTAAAAGCTCATCCTTGTATTTCGAATTAAACTTGTTAACAAATGTCTTATATACAATGTCATCAATAGGGGCTTCAACTTTTTGCTCAGTTATTAGCATCCCCATGTTACTAGCAATCGTGTTTTCCAAAATAACTTGATCTTTTGGAGAAACTCTGTCAGAAAAAATTTGAGCAATTGTTGCTAAGGTTTTATAATTTGGAACATAATTGTTAAACGCGGTCGGAGATAATTCTGTATTGATATCATGAATAAGCGCAGTCTGCTGTTTAAAAAGCCCCTCGGGATCAATTAGTCTTTTTTGTATCTTTACTTCTTTGAGAATTTTCTCACAAGTCAAGCGATCCAAATTCTGATTCTCATATAAAGAACGATAACATTCCAAGTCCTTTCTAAGCAGAGTACCAGACTTGAAGTGTTTTTTAAGAAGTCGCACTGCAGCTTCCTTTCGCTGCGTGTCGTTTTTCATCGTAGCGACGGTTGCTTCTCTAATGAGCGCTTCATAAATAAATGCGCTATTTCGCTTCTTGTTGTGTCTGAACTTCATCATCTTCCTCCGTTGTTTTCTCGTCTACTTTTTCTAAGCCCTTTAATAAAGTGCGCACTGATTCGTTTATCTCAAACAATTTGTCTTCCTCAGTTTGTTCTCTCAAACTATAAATAGACGCATCTTCTTCATAAACACCATCTGATGTTTCAGTAATTCCTCGGCCGAGTGGGCCTAGGCCGTCGGCATAGCCTTTCCACAATACCCTAGGGGTCGCGGCGTATTCTGGAGTAGCCAGTGAACGCATATGACGAGTGCGGGCGCCGGCCGGTCGTTTGTCCACTTTAACTGGATGATAAACTTTGCCTTTAGCTCCCGGCGTCAAACGCGGAGAAGGCCGATTTCCAGGGGGTGCTGCCAAAAGCGGAGACTCTTCGGCGGCGCCTGGTTCTTCGCCGCCGGCCTCTGCTGCCGGCATTTCTTCGGGCATGCCCATGTCGGCGCCCATGTCGCCCATGTCAGCGCCCATGTCGCCGCCCATTCCGCCCATGCCAGTTTCGGCGGCAGCGGCGGCTTCAGCGACCTGTTGTAGCGATGCGTCGTGCTTGCGGTCATAATACATCTCACGCTGGCAACGCAAGAACTCTTCGTGCGACATACCAAAAATGTTATCAGAAACCCAACGACGAGAAAAGTAGCCTTCCGTGGCTGAAGCCGCGATGTCAAACTTTTGTTTCCAATGCTCGATCTCTTGAAGCTCCGCGATCTTGGAAGGGTTATTGAGGGCCAAAGTAAATCCCAACAAGTCATCGCCCCTAAAGCCCAACGTATAAAGATGGATGATGCCAATCTTTGTAAGCTCTGAAATAATAACTCTTTGTAATCTCTGAATGGTTCTTGAAAACCGAACGTCTTTTTGTGCAAGAGTTGTCTTGTCCTCTTCCGCTCCTTCGCCCATTGTTAAATATGACTGTGGGATTTTAAGAGCGGAAAACAATTTATCACGAAGATATTTAATGTCGTCAATCTCAGTGGTATTTGAACCACCAGCAAGATTTGAAATATCCGTTGCGGATCCAGCACGAACAGGAATAAAGTAGTCCTCTTCAATGCTCATTGGATTATAGCGAAGGTCAATGCGGCCGGTGTCAGGGTTAACAATAGAATGTCGCTTGAGTTGTGTCACAATCTTTTGCATATACTGTTCGACTTCTTGTGGAGGAATTGCACCAACGTCAATCTTAAACAACCGACGCTCTGACGAACGAATAACGCGATAAGCCATCATAGCATCTTCCATGAGGGTTAGCTGGCGCCAAATGCGGCGGGAAGCCTCAAGAATAGAAGTACCATACGGAGCATATTTGTCATGGCCAAGAATTCTAAAGTGAGCGATTTGCCAATTTTCAAACGTCATACCCGCTGAATTCCACTGATATTGAATGTAATTGGGGTTGGTGCTGTCTTGTCCTTCTAGCCTCTCGACTTCATGAGGAGGAAGCGCAATGACAGACTTAACACCATACTTATCATCAATATCGAGATACAAAAAGAAGTCGCCATATTTACACATTGTGCGACTCCAGCCAAACAAGTTGTACTGAACATTTAAAATATTTTCATACAAGACGCCAAGAACTGCCTTAATCTCTTCATTCGGACAATTAATTCTAAGCATGGGCCGTAAATCAGAATGAGTTGTCATTTCATCGGCATAAATATCTAACGAAGATGCCAGCTCCGGCATATACTCCATTTGATCAAAATCAATATATCGTTCAGAGCGCCTTTGGTTCCCAATGGCGTTGTTCGCTAATACATCTAATGGATTGTAAAGCGTCTTTTTAAACTGTTGGCCTGAAGCCGTTTTGAATCTAGATGAAAATTTATCCAGATGTTGTCTTCTAATTCTGCGACCAGACTGTGACCGATAATTAATAATCGGCCCCGAGAACAATCTAGTCAGAGCTTTAAATAATGTTGTTTCAGGGTTTTTCGTACTTCTTTTGGGGGGCATATGTTATCTCACTTTATAATCCACATAAATTCATCATATAGACTTTTTGCTTCTGACATTTTATCAAGAACGCTATCATCTTTGTAGCCCTCTTGTCCTTTAACTCTCGTATTAAATGTTGTCTTGGTGGTTATGATGGCGTCTATAAAGGCTTTTTGATAGTTTAAATCTCGCGCATTTGTCTGAATGGCAGTATCACGAACCCAACACGCAATGGCGAGCGCCATTATAAGGTCATCATTATAGCCTTTCATGGCTTGTGGTTTTCCATTCTTCCAAATAAATGTCTTCATTTCATTAATAGTGCGCATAGAATATACCTTAATTAGTTTATTTCTTATAAACTCTTCTAATTTCGCAACTATAAGGGGGCGCGTCTTCATTGAAGTTGTAAAACCGGGGACTGCGTTTGTACGATACTCCCCTTGATGTTGCTCTATATACTCGTGTGTAGATTTAATTGAGTAATACAAATTAGGATATTCATATTCAATTAATTTATCTAATACAGAAAAACCAATGTTGTTGTTCTCAACCACCATCATAGCATTTCCGAACTCTCTGCCAACTTGATTAAGCATATTGGCAAACATGTCGGGAGTAACCTTACCTTGGTACTCTCCAATGATTTCTAGAGTTTCAAGCTTGAGAAGATGAAAGGTAGAGAAATCTGCACCATCACCCCTCGCGACGTCAACGACTTGTAAATAGTTGCAAGTGGGATCATACTCCTCCCAAATCCAAAAATTACGATCAAAGCCTGTGCGATACTTGGGCTCTTTGATTATGGTAAGTAACCACTCCATGCATTCGGGGTCGATCACAGTTTCGCCAGAGGTATTGAAATTACATAATAATTCCTGCGCAATCTGGCGCTTGGACATGTTCTTCGTTTCTTTCTTATACCACTCTTCGTCTCTTTCTGGGTGCACATCCCACATGAGCGTTGCAAGATTGAAATTGTTTGTGGCGCTTTCTGCGTCTATGCAAGTTTTATGAAACCAGTTGCCAACACCATTAGGCGTAGATATCGCAATACAGCGACCACCAGTCGATAAGGTAGGATACAAACCGGTCCAGAGTTCTTCTAGGTTCTCGATGTGTGCTGCCTCGTCCAATACAAGCAGAGACAGCGCTTCGGAACGACCAGCATCACCAGCGGTAGATGCGGCCTTGATCGATGATCCGTTTGAAAGCTCAAAAGAAGTGCGGTTGTCTACATCAATAGTCGCGATCCTCAACCAATCTGGGAGGTTCTTCATGATGCTCTTGACTTTCTTGACAAGGTTTCCGGCCGTTGCAAACTTTGTTGCCATTACGAGAATGGCTTTGTCGCGGTGGAAGAGCATCATCCAGACAATGTAGCCGGCTGTGATGGTAGAGATGCCAAGCTGTCGTGCTTTTAAAACAAC